GCAAACCAACTAATTCGCCTTGCGGCAAACGATGAAGTCAATGCGCTGCGCGCCGCGATGACCGCGCAACCAGACGTTCCGGCGAGTCGCGCTGCGGCAGACCTTGATTTGCCTGTACTGCAAGCATTGCTTGCGGAAGCGGAAAAGAAAGACCCGCGTGGCGTTGTCAATGCGTTCCGGCAACGTGAGGCGCAGGACACAATTAACGAGTTGTCGCGTATTGCTGGAGGCCCGACCGCTGAGACGGCGCGTGCTGCTCGAGAGTCGGCAAAGGGCACACTCACCGCCGTCACCGCGCCGATGCGCGAAGGGGCTTTTGAGGTCGCCGCCCTTACGGGCAGAGTGATGCCGAAACTAGAAACAATTGCCGCTGACGCTCGCGCTGCATCTAAGGCCGCAGTAGATACCGTTCGCCGGTTGAGCGGTTTAGTTAACAAAGCCGATGATTGGGCAAGTAATTGGGTTACTCGGTCACAGTTAGTAGAAGGACCAGACGGTCAATTTACGCGTCAGTATGGGCGCGGAATTGGCGAGGCAGGAGTTAGATTGCCGGGGCGCGTAGAAGCTACCGCGACATTCCCCGGTCAGTTAGCGGCGAGTGGGCGACAAACTACCGTAGGCGGCCCGTTTGAGCGTCAAGTCATTGAGGAAGGCGGCGCCGTGGCTCGCGGCATTAGTCGCGCTGCTGAAGAATCGCAGCGTGCGGGTGCCCGCGCTAGAGCGGCAGAGTCAACGCTGCAAAGCATGAAAGACCGTGGGCTGAAGCCGATCACGGCGGCAGACTTGACCGGCCCCATCAGTCGCCAACTGCGAAACCCGGATATTGCAACGAACCGCGAAGCCTCTGCGGCATTGACGCGCATTAATCAAATGCTTGGTGATTGGGAGAATGAGTTTGGCGTAGTGACGCCCGAGGCGCTATATGCCATCCGCAAGAATGGCGTGGTGGGCGTTATCCGCGAATTGAATCCCGGCATGGATGCTAAGTCGCAAGACAAACTTGCCGCAAGCGTGTTGACCAAAGTTAAGCCGCTGTTTGACGACGCCATCGAAAAGGCCGGCGGCAAAGAGTTTAAGAATTACCTCACGACGTTTGAGCGCGGGATGTCTGACATCCGTGGCATGGAACTCGCCGACCAGATTCGCAAGATGTACAAGGAAGGTCAGAAACAACAGATCGTTGACCTTATCGCAGGCGAGTCTCCCGATGTCATCGAAGACCTGTTTGGTTCTGGTCGCTACAAGATTAGCGAAGAAATGGCGAAGGATATGCCGCTGCTGCGGCGCATCGCGGACACCGTTGGCGCTGACCTCAAGGCAGTACAGCAAGCTGCCGCCGGTCGTGCAGCGCTTAGTGAGGTAAAACAAGAAAAAAGCCTTATTAGAAAATTACCGTGGCTTAGTCGCGCCTCAACAAGCATTAATGAAGCAGTTGCCGCGCTTGAGCGAAAAATGAAAGCTGAAACTCTAGAGGTGTTGATCCGCGCTGCGCAGTCCGGGCGCGACTTTAATCGCGTGCTTGACGCGTTGCCCACAAAAGAACGTAACGCGTTTCTGGCGCAGTTCAAAAACGCTGAGTCTTGGAGTCGCTTTAGCACGCAGGTGGCGAACGCTGCCCGCACGTATGCGACCACGCAAACGGCAGAGCCGACTAACGCACTAGCAGCGGAGATGCAGTAATGCTCAAAGGCGCACTCAAGTCCAAAACCGTATGGTTCAACGTGCTGTTGGCTTTGCTCGGCAGCCTTGAACTCATGGGCGCACATCTGACCACGTTGTTTGGCGCGCAAGTTGCGGCTACGATTATGTTGCTTGGCGCCATGGCCAACTTGGGTCTGCGAGCGCTGACGACCAAACCCCTATCGGAGAAGTGACGTGGACCAAGTGCAAGTGTTGTTCAATCTAATCATCAGCGCTGCGGCGTTTTTTGGTGGCTGGATTTTGAACAACATCAGCCGCGCAATCGAGCGGCTGGACAAGGACGTGCGCACGATGCCGCTGACGTATGTCACCCGCGCAGACTATCGCGCAGACATCGAAGAGATTAAGTCGATGCTGAATCGCATCAACGACAAGCTGGACGCCAAGGCGGACAAATAATGCCCCCGATGCTCATGGGCTTGTTGCAGCCCTTGCTGTCTAACGGTCTTAACATGGTGGCCAACGCGGTGTTGGCCAAGGGCAAACAGTGGACCGAGGACAAGCTCGGCGTCACGCTCAAGCCCGACATGACAGGCGAAGATCTGGCCAAGGTGCAGATCGCCGCCATGGAGCACGAGGAAGAGCTGCGCCGGCTGGCGATTGAAGAGGACCGGCTGGACCTTGCCAAGATGGAGCTCGGCGTGCGCGACACGATCGACGCCCGCCAGCGCGAGGCGCAGATCGCCACGAGCAAAGACGCGCCGCTGCTTAATAAAGTAATCACGCCTATCCTTGCGTTAGGAATTATTAGCTTAACTTTTATTCTGTTCGCGTTAGTTATGTTTGACAGCGCGCCGGTCGATTCCACCCGCAAAGACATCCTTATCTACATCTTGGGCGTGTTATCGGCGATCGCGACGCAAATCATCAGCTACTACTTCGGCAGCTCAATCGGCTCCAAAGACAAGTCCGATCAGCTCAAGGATGTCATGAAATGAGCTTGGTTACCGAACAGGCCGCGTTCCTGCTGGACGTGTGCAAACTCATCACCAAAGCCAACGAGCTCGGCTTTACAGTGACGGGCGGTGAGCTGTTCCGCACGCTGGAACAGCAACAGCTCTACATCAAAACCGGGCGCAGCAAAACCATGAACAGCCTGCACCTCAAGCGCTGCGCTATTGACCTCAACTTCTTCGTCGACGGCAAGCTGACGTATGACGTGAAAATATTGACGCCGCTCGGCCAATACTGGGAGTCGTTAAGCCCCAAGAATCAGTGGGGCGGCTTCTGGCGCAGCTTCAAAGACGTGCCGCACTTTCAGCGCACGGTCTAAAGCCCCGTCAACAGCTCGCGCCGTTCGCGTGCGTCGCGCAGCGCGCAGTACCGCTGGTGCAGCCGGATCAGATACGTCGGGCGCGGGCGCTCGCGGCGCTTCTCGTGCTGCAGTAACGTTTTGACTTCCTCTTCGCCCATGCTGCGCAACGCTTCGTTGATTTCGTGCCAATTCATGATTTCAGTTCCTCTAGTGCAATATCCGATAGAGCGCGTTTATCGTGCAACGCGGCCCAAATGCGCTCGTCAATCGTGTTGTTTGTAAGCAACAGGTAGACCCATACGTCGTGCGCCTGCCCGCTGCGGTGCAGCCGGCCAATAGTCTGCTCGTACTCTTCGAGCGACCACGGCAGCGACAGAAACACCATCCGGCAGCCGCCGTGCTGTAGATTCAAGCCGTGGCCTGCGGACTTAGGGTGTATCAGCAACAGCTCTACTTTGCCCGCATTCCAGCGCTCGATGGCCTGCGGGTCGTCAATCGTCACGGCGTGCGGGTAGCGCCGACGCAACTCGGCCAGCTCTTCAACAAACGTGTACGCCACGATCGTGTTGGCACGCTGGTTTCCGTCTAACACTTCATCCAACAGCTCAAACTTGTGGTCTGAAAACCACACCGGCGCTTGTGTCGCCGTAAACTTACCAGGACGTGTAGGGTCTGCTTGGCGATTAGATATGTACACAAAGCCCGCCGCCATCTGCTGCAGCTTGCTGGTCACGGCGCCTGCGCTCATGGCAATAGCGCGGGCGTCGGGGAAGTCGTACAGAAAGTCGCGCTTCATCTTCTCGTATGGCTCACGGTCGGGCATATCGCAGCGCACCTCGACGACATGCAACGGCGGCAGCGTGTCGGCGTACTGGCCTGGCTCTAGCAGAAAGGTCGCGGGCTTGATGCGCGCCATGACCTGCTCCAGCGCGCCTTTGCGTGGTGCCCACTCGCCGTACTCGCGGTTGATGCACACAAAATACTGCTGCAGAAAGGCGCCCTTGCTGCGGCCAAGCAAACCTTGGTCGACGATCTTGCACTGCCCGAACACGTCTTCGAGCCCGTTCGACGTGAACGAACCCGTCAGCCCCCAGCGCAGCTTCATCGGGCCCACGATCTTCTCAAAGGCTTTGAACCGTTTGCCGCTTGGGTTTTTAAGCCGCGTCAGCTCATCGAACACCACGCCGTCAAAGTCGAGCGTCTGCTCGGCCAGCCACTGCAAGTTGTCGTAGTTGGTCACGATCACTTGCGCGGGCGATCGCAGCGCCGCCAAGCGCTCGGCCGGTGAGCCCAGCGCCACGGCCAGCGTCAGCGCAGGCGTCCATTTGGGCTGCTCAACGGGCCATACCTTTTCGCAGACGCGCTTCGGCGCCAGCACCAGCCAACGACGCACTACGCCCTGGGCGAGCGCGTCCTGCATAGCCACCAGCGTGAGCGCCGTCTTGCCCGCGCCCATCGGCGCGAGCACCATCGCCCGGTCGCGCTCGAACAGGAAATCAGCCGCCTTTTCTTGATATGCGCGCAATGAAAGCATCAATCTGCTCCGTGCTCCATAGCACGACATAGTTCTGTTTGAGCGTTTCCATCTCGTAGGCAAACACTTTCTGCAGCGGCGCCAGGCGCCCGCGCTGTGTCTTCAGCTCCACGAACCACGTCTGCCCGTCCGGCAGGCACACGATCCGATCGGCCACGCCGCGATTGGAAGGCGAGCGGAACTTGTACGTCACGCCGCCCTGCATTTCGACCGCCCACACTAGATAGGCTTCAACGTCCTTTTCTTTCATTGCCAAATGATAATTGAACAATGAACGCTTGACAACGTAAAAACGCGGCGGCAGACTAGCGCAAACGTCGTAAAGGAGAGTTCACTGTGAGTCATAGCACTATCGTCGGCGGCTCGACCGCCAAGCGCGTCATCAAATGCCCCGGCAGCGTCAAGCTCTGCCAGCAGGTGCCACCGCGCCCCTCAACATCTGACGCCGATCGCGGCACGTTGCTGCATAACGCCATGGCCATTCTGCTGGGGTCTAACAATGACGCCAGCACCATCGTCGGCATGCAGTACAACAACCAGACGCTGGATGAAGAGCTGTTTGAAGACAAGATTGTGCCTGCGCTGCAGGCGCTCAACGACATCGACCCTAACGAGGCGCTGGAGTATGCCGTCGAACAGAATGTCAGCTTCGGAGACTTTCTTCCGGGCGTGTTTGGTAGTTGTGATCTTATTGGCCGTCTTGGTGATCGCGCCGTTGTATTGGATTGGAAATTTGGGGACGGCGTTGCGGTCGAAGTAGACGATAACCCGCAGTTGCTCTTCTACACGGCAGCCGCCATGCGCACGTCGGGCTTGGCGTGGGTGTTTGACGGCGCCAAAGAAATCGAGTGCATCATCGTGCAGCCACCCTCGGTCAAGCGCTGGGTGACGAGCTTCGATCGCGTGCGCCAGTTCGAGCGCGAGCTGGCGTTTGCTTTGAAGCAGGCCGATAAGGTCAACGCGCCGCTGCACGTCGGCGATCACTGCCGCTGGTGCGCGGCCAAGCCGATCTGCCCCGAGATGACGGGCGCGGCCGATCGGGCGCTCGCGAAGCAAGTCAAAGAGCTCGACGCCGCGCAGCTTGGGCAGATGCTGGTCAAGGCCGATTTGCTGGAAGACTGGATCAAGGACTTGCGTGCGCTCGCGTTCGCAGCGCTTGAGAAAGGCGGCAGCGTGCCAGGGTATAAACTCGTCGCCAAGCGCGGCGTACGCAAATGGATCGACGAGGCCGACGCGCAGCGCGTGCTGCGTGAGCTTGGCCTGTCGGACGATGAAATCATTGAGAAATCGATGGCGAGCCCTGCCGCCATCGAAAAGGTCTTGAAGAAACAGAAGAAGCCGTTGCCGGAAGGCATTTGCAACTCTGTGTCTTCGGGGACAACGATCGCGCCCGTGGATGACCCACGGCCGGCCGTTGTACAAATCGGGCAGCAGTTGACTGCGGCCCTTTCTAAACTTGTGTAAGGAGATCGTAAAATGTCTGGTATCGTAAAGTTCAGTCAAGCCGGCTTGCCGGCAGTGTCCACCCTCTCGACCGCGCTGCGCAGCATTGAGAACGATGTAGGCCCGGTCGGTTCTGCCATCCTCAAGATGGATAAGACCGGCCACTGGGTCTACGGCGCGGATCAAACGGAAGTCGAGGAAGGCAGCGAGTGGGCGGTCAACCCGTTCTCGTTCGTGCACGGCTACATTGCCTGGGGCGATGGCGAAGTGCTCGGCGAGTCGATGGTGTCGGTCGCGCAGCCGCTGCCCGAACCGCAGCCCGCCCCGCCGCAGGCGCGTAAGGGCTGGGAGAAGCAGGTGGGCCTTGGGCTCAAGTGCATCACCGGCGAAGACACGGGGCTCGATGTGCGCTACACCACGACGAGTGTCGGCGGTAAGCGCAGCGTTCAAGCGCTCGCGGTCGCGATTGCCGAGCAGGTTGAAAAGGATCCTGCGAAGCCCGTGCCCGTCGTGCGTTTGGGCAAGGAGCACTACCAGCATAAGAGCTACGGGCGTATCTACACGCCGGTGTTCGAGGTCGTGCGCTGGGTGTCGATGGAGGGCGACGCCGTTGCGAGCGAAGCGCCTGCTGACGAAGCCCCCGCCGCAGCCGCACCGGCGGGCCGCCGTCGGCGCGTAGGCTAAAGGAGAGGGGGCTGAAAGCGGTGGCGTTCCCCCACCCACTCGCCGCCGTGAGTAAGCCCCCGATCTTGCCCCGATACCGATGCCCAATATGCGGCGTGGAAACTACGCCAGGCCGCGTATGCGGCTACCACTATCGCCGCCGAGAGCTGCACGAGCGCACAGCGCGGCAGCATCGTTTTGTGCAGTATTGGATACAAGAATTGTGTGAACTGATCGACGAGGCACGACAGTCATGATCCTGTGGCTTGATTTCGAGACGCGCAGCCGCTACGGCTTGAGGACCGGCGGCGTATACAACTATGCGCGGGATCCAAGCACCGAGGTGCTCTGCATGTCGTATGCGTTCGACAACGACGAGGTGCAGACGTGGCTGCCGTCGCATCCGTTCCCCGAGCGCGTGGCCCAGTTCAAGGGCCAAATCCGCGCCCACAACGCCGCCTTTGAGCGGCTAATCTTTTGGCATGTCCTCGACATGCCCTTCGACTTGACGCAGTTCTATTGCACCGCCACGCAGGCGCGGGCCAACTGCCTGCCCGGTAGCCTTGAGGATCTCGGCCGGGCGCTCGGCGCCAGCATGCGCAAGGACCACCGAGGCGCGGCGCTGATCCGCCAGCTCTCCATCCCTAAGGCCGACGGCACGTTCCGCACGGACCCCGAGCTGATGGCCGAGATGGTCGCGTACTGCGAGCAGGACGTGCGCACCATGCGTGCGGCGAGCGCCGCCATGCGTGAGCTGTCGGACACGGAACTGGCCGATTACCACGTCAACGAACAGATCAACGATCGCGGCGTGTGCGTCGATGTGCCGCTCTGCAAGGCCGCTGTCGTGTACGCCGAGCAGGAACTCAAAGATATTGAAACGCTTGTCGTCGAGATCACCGAGGGCGCGCTGACTTCCGTGCGCAGCCCGCGCATGCGTGAGTGGGTCGCCGAACGGCTCGGGCCCGAAGCGCGCAAGCTCATGACGGTTTACAAAGACGGCGAGAAGAAAACGTCGATTGACAAATCTGTACGCGCTAACTTGCTGGCGATCAGTGACCCAGAGCAAGTACCGCCGCATGTGGCGGATGTAATCCAATGCGCCGATGACTTGTGGGCCTCATCGGTCGCTAAATTCCAACGGCTGGCCCAACTAGCGGGGGAGGACGATCGTGTCAGAGGAGCGTTTGTATTTGCTGGTGGAGCTGCCACGGGGCGCGCTTCTAGCTACGGAGCCCAAGTCCACAATTTCACGCGTCGCACTCTTAGAGACGCCGACGCCGCCCGCCATTCAATGGTGCGAGGTCACAGTATCGTTCCAACCTACGGCAAACGGGTTACAGATGTGCTTCGAGGAATGCTGCGACCAGCTCTCATTCCCGCCCGAGGTCACATTTTCGTCGTGGCCGACTGGTCAGCGATAGAAGCGCGCGCGACGCCCTGGCTCGCAAGCGATCCGCAGGCCGACCAAGTGCTCGACGTGTTTCGTGCGGGCGAAGATATTTACAAGCGTGAAGCCGCAGGGATTTACCGCTGCACGCCGCAGGACGTGACCGACGAGCAGCGCCAGATCGGCAAGGTCGCCATCCTCTCGCTCGGCTTCGCAGGCGGCGTCGGTGCGTTCGCGGCCATGGGCCGCAACTACGGCATCTTGATGCAGGAGTCCGACGCGCAGCGCATTGTCGATGCCTGGCGCCGTGCGAACCAATGGGCCGTGCGCTACTGGCAGTCGCTCGAGGGCGCATATATGCGCGCCATGCGCAACCCCGGTCGCGAGTTCTCTGCAGGTCGGGTGACGTATCTCTACGACAAGTCGCATTTATGGTACATGCTGCCGAGTGGTCGCGTGTTGGCGTATCCGTTTGCACGGCTTGAAGAGGACGGCATATCGTACTTGAAAGCCGCGTGGAAACCGGCGCAAGATGCGACCGAGTGGCCACGAGCGCGCCTCTGGCGCGGGCTCGCGTGTGAAAATATCACGCAGGCCACGGCCAATGATTTATTGCGACATGCGTTGCGTGAGTTGCAGGCGCAAGGGTTGAACGTTGTCCTGCATGTGCACGACGAAATTGTTGTGGAGTGCCGCGAGGCCGAAGCGGAAAGGGTGGCTGAAATGTTGGAATCGTTGATGTGCACCGCGCCCGAATGGGCTGCTGGCTTCCCGCTAAAAGCGGAACCCAAGTTCATGCAACGCTATGGCAAATAAAAAACCCCGGCGGGTTAGGCCGGGGTCAAGGGCTAGATGATCTCTCAAGGAGCTAAAGGTCTATGCAAACCTTCGTCGACTTTCTATCACAGGCCGCCCCCGAAGGCGAGACAATTCTTATCGTCCGGCAGAAGCCTCGGATTTACGAGGGCAAGCCTGCCCTGCACGGCGACGGCACGCCGAAATACTCGTGGGTGCCCTGCCTGCCCGAGCGTTACCGCGAGGAGCGGCAAGCCGCCTGGTACGCCAACACCGCCGTGTACATCCTCGATCGGTTCAAGGACGGCCGGCTGTCAGCGGGCGCCGGCTACGCCGAGCATGTGGCGTTCATGGTGCTCGATGACATTGGCACCAAGTCGAAGACGCCGCCCGTGGAGCCGACGTGGAAGATTGAAACCAGCCCCGGCAATTTCCAGTGGGGCTACGTATTCGATTATGACCACCAGCCCAAAAAGGGCGAGTTTACCGCCGCGATCGTGGCCATTGCCGAGGCCGGGTACACCGACCGAGGGGCTATCAATGCTGTCCGTAACTTCCGCATTCCCGGCTCGATTAATCTGAAAGAAGGCAAGCAAAATTTCGCCGCGCAGCTTGCCGAGTTCCACTCCGAGCGCACTTACCTGTTGGAGTCTCTCTGCCAGCAATTCGGTGTCACGCCCGCGGCCGCCGACACGGCGACGCATGCGCATATCGCGCTGCAGGATGACGGCAACGACCCAGTGCTCGCTTGGCTCACCGAGCGCGGGCTGGTGCTCGCCGCGCCGAACGGCGAGGGCTGGGCGGGTGTCGTGTGCCCGAACCACGCCGAGCACTCGGACCATAACCCCGAGGGCCGGTATCACTCCGTTCACCGCGCCTATGATTGTTTCCACGAGCACTGCGGCGATTGGAGCAGCGAGCGCTTCTTGCGCTGGGTCGAGGACGAGGGCGGCCCAAAGGCGGGCTATGGCCTGCGCGATGACCTGCTGGCGCTGACCATGGAGTCGGCGCTGTCCAAGATCACGCCTACCGAGGCGTTCCCCGACGCGGCGCAAGTCGTAATCGAGGAAGTCCGCCGGCGTGAGCTTGGCCGATTGACGAAAAGCGAATGGTTCGAGCGCTTTGCCTATCTGCAGGATGATGACGCGTATTTCGACATGCTTGAGCGTCGCGAAATCTCTCGCGGCACGTTCAATGCGCTCTACCGGCATATCCAGTGCCGTTCCATCCGCTCGGGGCGCGTGGTCGAGGCGTCGGTGTGCTATGACGAGCACCGCCAGGAAAAGGGCGCGCACTCGCTGATCGGCGTGACCTACGCCGCAGGCGAGGACATTCTGGTCGCCCGTAGCGGGCTCGTGTACGGCAACCGCTGGCGCAACGCCCGCCCCGCCGTGAGCGGTGGCGGCGACGTGTCCGCCTGGCTCGCCCACGCCGAGCGCATGCTGCCGGACCCCGCCGAGCGTGCGCATGTGCTCAACGTCATGGCGTACAAGGTCCAGCACCCGAACCGCAAAATTAATCACGCCGTTCTGCACGCCGGCCGCCCTGGCAGTGGCAAGGACACACTCTGGGCGCCTTTCCTTTGGGCTGTTGGCGGGCCTCTTAACGTAAACGTGTCGTTGGTGCGCAACGAAGAGCTGATGAGTCAGTGGGGCTACGCGCTCGAAGCTGAAATTATGGTTATTAATGAACTGCGCCAGGCCGAGGCCAAGGATCGCCGGGCGCTCGAGAACCAACTAAAACCGATTATCGCCGCCCCGCCCGAGCTTTTGCCCGTCAATCGTAAGGGCTTGCACCCGTACAACGCGCTAAACCGAGTGTTTGTCCTGGCGTTCTCAAATGAGCGCGCTGCGATCAGTTTGCCTTCAGACGATCGGCGCTGGATGGTTGTCTGGTCCGAGGTCGAGCGCTTGCCCGAGGTTGACGCCGAGCGGCTTTGGAGCTGGTACAAGTCGGGCGGCTTCGAGGCTATTGCCTGTTGGCTTTCCTCTTATGACGTGTCCGCTTTCCAGCCTGGCGGCACGCCGCCCATGACCGAGGCCAAGGCCATCATGATTGACGCCGGCATGAGCACGGCCGAGTCGTACCTTGTCGAGATGATGCGCGCTCGTGCGGGCGAGTTCGCACGCGGTGTCGTCGGCTCGCCGTTCCACGCCGTATGCGATCGCGTCGCCGGTAGCATGCCCCCTGGCGTCAAGGTGCCCCAGTCGGCGCTCTTGCACGCGCTCCGCGAGGCCGGCTGGATGGACCTGGGGCGGATCGCGAGCGGCGACTATCCGTCGAAAAAGCACCTATTTTGCGCGCCCGGTATGCTCACGCTCAGTAAGTCGGACCTGCGGCGCATGGTCGAGACGCCGCAGGCCCCGTCACTCGCGATCGTCAAAAATGATCGATAACAGTATGGCGATACAAGTACAAATGAGCGCCCACGTCACGGCGGCGCCCGCCCGTGCTCGATGCGTTGCAATAGCTCTGCGGCCAGTTGATCGAGCCCGAGCGCCGTGGCCGCGACGCTTTGCAGCATCCAGACTACGGGCTCGGGGCTGGCGCACGCCAGTATGCCCCGCAGCGCTTTTTCATAGCGCGCGGCGCGTATCTCGGGCGGCTCCCAAGCGCGCGCGGCGGGCCCGCAGGGGGTGTCCTCGGGTTCCCACAATAGTTGCTGTTCGCTTTCGGTTAAATGGTGGGGCATGGGCTCACCAGTAATCGCTCATGGGATGCTGGCGCCGTGAGCACGCCCAGTTCGGCGGCGGCACGTGCGCCCAGTGGCGCCGCACGTCGGCGCGCCAGCCCGCAGCCCAGCGCCGCAGGGCGCTCATGGTGAGCGCCAGAGCGCAGCGGCGGCGGGCCCGCGTGGCACGCCGTCGAGCTTTGACGCCGAGACAAAGTGCGTCGCACTCTGCCACGTAATCCGCTCGCACTCGGGCGTTAGTCGCCAGTCCTGGGCCCGCGCGCCGTCGGCGTGCGGGTCGTTTTTGAATACCATGACAAGGTTGCGCGCCAGGCGCTCGGCGAGCTTGCGTGTTGGTACTACGAGGTTTTCAGTGTGGGCGCCGCCGCGCACGCCGAACTCGATCACGTACTTCATACTCGGTCCTCACTCTGTTTGCGGAATTGCTCGGGGCTTGTCACCAGCGAGCGCAGCAAGTCTAGGAACGGGTCGACGCCCGCGCCCATGCAGCGCGGGCAGTCCACCGCGCGCCCGTCGGCGTCGATCTCGGCGCACGCGTAGCCCGACCCGTCGCAGCCCCGACACGGTGGCCGGCTGTTGGCGCGGGTCATAGGGCACCATTCGCGCGCTGGATGGCGGCGTGCGCGTTCAGCATCAAACTACGCCACGCGTTCGATGTATCTTCGAGCACGTCTAACTCGGCGGCGCCTAACATGGCCGACAGCGCGGCCAATAGCTCCGGCGCTGCGGCGATTAGGCGGGCGTTCGCCATTTTCTCGGCGTCGGGCGTTTTCTCATTCGCCCAATGGTCCGTCACCGTGGCCAGCAAGGCATCGCCAGCGCGAACATTCGGGCCCGTTACTCGCCACGGGCCGGGCGTATGGGCGGCGCTCATCGCGGCACCTCGCCGGGCTCGGGCGCGTAATACTCGCGCCACGGGCCGAGCATGTCCGCGAATGGCTTAACGCTGTAAAGCACGCCGCGACGGGCTCGGGGCATGTCGCCCACAATCGCGACGCGCTGCATGTCGGACCGGTCCACGGCCGCGCGGCGTATAGCCTCAGCCTGGCGCCAGTCGTCGCATACGATCACGAGCACATTGCGCTTGTTTTCGCACGCGCCCCAGCCGGACATAAATGTGTCCGTCATCCGCACATATACCTTGCCGCTCATAACGTCACCCCCGCCGCCGTGGCGACTTCCGAAATGATCGACTCCGGTTTGCGCGTACTTGAGCGGTTTAGACACCAATACCGTTCGCCGATGCGAACGTGCCAGGCGTATATATCCGCGCAGAGCGCCTCCGGCACGAAAAATGCCTCCGACGCCGTACCGCGTAGCCATTTGGCCGGCGGTAGCACCCCCAGCATGTCGAGAAACTGCGCGCGCGTAGTTTCCACCGGCGCGCCGCAATACGCGCGCGTTTGCGCGTCGTCGATCATGCGGCCCGCCTCATCGAGCGGTAGCAGCTGGACGTCCTCGCCTGTTTCGGCGCGCAGCTCTGCGAGCGTGCGCTTGTAATACGCGCAGCGGTATTCGCCGTCCTGCATGGTGGCAATCGATAGCAAGTGTGTTTTCCCTGGAATGTAGAAGGTCATCATGATTTTAGTGTCCTCTAGGTTAGAAAATGGGCGCCCGCAGGCGGCGCCCGAGTGGAGCGTAGGCTAGGCGGCGCTCGATACCGCTGCGGCCGCTTCCAGCGCGACGCGCTCGGCTGTTTCGTCGCTGTAGGGTATGGCGTCGACGTGCGCCATGGCGCACGCGGCCAGCGGCGCATCATTGGCCATGCGATCGCGCAGCGGCATGATGATGACGACCATATCCGGGTCGGTGTCGCACACAATCGCCGAGTTATTCCCGCGCTGAAGCACGCGCACCGCATGGATACCGCTTTTTGCTTTTGAGATGTTGCGCGCGATGGCGAACGCCGCGCACGCGTCGGTTACATAGTCGGAATTGAGCACCGCCGGCGCGCTGTCGAGCACGGCGGGCTCACCCTGCGGCACTACGCGGCGCCAGTCTGGGAACTGGCCGTCAATTGTGAGCCCGGACACGTGGCCCGTTGGCGTGGCGATTGTCACCGCGCGGCCGTCGATTGTAATGGACACGTCGCATGCGCCCAGCGCCTTGCCGCGCGCATACTCGCCGCCGAATTGCTTCAGCGCGGCGTCGATCAGTTCATTGGGCACCACTACCGGCGCCGCGTCGCGCTTTACGCCGCGCGCTGTCGCGCAGAGCATGCGGTGGCCGTCGGTGGCGATGACCTTGCCGGTTTTGGTGTCGAGATAAACGCCATTCAAGTAATAGCGGATATCGCCGTTGGCGGAATGCGTGCGCGCAGCGCGCAGGGTCGAAAGCGAAACAGTGAGTGTGTATTGCATGGTGAATTGTCCTTTAGGTTAGTTGCGGGTTATGTCGTCGAGAATCACGGCGGCGGCGCCAACGATCGCGGCGCCGAGCCCCAGGCTGAGATCGTCGAGCACGAAGGCGGCGCACAGTACGCCAACGCTCGTGATGATGATGGCGTCGAGCACGCGGCGGGCGCTCATGAGCGCACCGCCGCGTCGAGGATGCCAGCGGGCAGATTCGGGCTGTGGTCGGCGACTACATCCTCGTCGCCGTTATAAACGAGCTGAATCCAGCCGCCGACGTGATCGAGTTGCTCGAGCTTTAACAAGTCGCCAGCCGTCGAGCACAACGCGCCGATAATCTGCGCGGCGTCGCGGCTGGCGATAACAACTTTCTCACCATCGAGAATTCCGAACGGGCTGTCGATTACGGTAATCGAGTAGCCGGCGGCGAGCGCGCGGCGGACGATTCCGCGAATGATGGTGAATTCGATTTTAGTCATGAGCTCTGGACGGGCGACGGCGGCGCGATAATCGGCCGCAGCTTGCTGGATGGCGCGCAGGTCGTCCGTTAAATCCAGCTTAATTTCATCGGTCATATAGTGCTCCATAAGGCTAGTTAGTTATCCGACAAGCGAATCTGAACATGAAACGGGCCACGGCGTCAAACATTACTTGTTTGGGTCATTTGGGTCGCGATTGGGTCGAGAGTTTGGGGCTGGATGACACAACGCCGCGAGCTTGAAAACATGGGGCGCGAGTAGGTTTTGGGTCATTTGGGTCATGGGTTATTAGATAATAAGAGTGGGATATATACTGTATATATAGCCATGGGGCTCGAGCGCGCCGAATGTTACAAAGGCGCCGCGCCGATTTTTTTCGGGGGCCAAAATGACCCAAATGACCCAAAGCTCCCAGCCCCATGGCCCATGCCCCATGCTTTTGGGTCATTTGGGTCATGACGCCGCGTGACCCAAATGACCCAAGCGCCCAGGTGCTTGAGCGCTGGGCGCCCAGGTGCACGCGCCGCCCAGGTGCTCGAGCGCCCGCGCTGGCGCGCGCACCGGCTCGCGCTCGATGACCCAAATGACCCAAAACCGACAGCCGCCAGCGTGCAGCTGCGCGCTCGCGGCTCGCGGCGTGAGCTGGGGGCTGGGGGCTGCGCGCTCGCGGCTGCGCGCTCGCGGCTGATGGCGAGGGGGTAGGGGGGGGAGGGGGTGCAGGGCCAGACGACCCCCGGTTACAGTTACGGTAGGGGCCGCAAGAAATTTTTAATTTTTTGCAAATAGCGCTATGCTCCAAGCCATGAGCTTTCAGTCCTTGCCGTTCTCGCCCCGCGAGATCAAAGCCACTGAGAAAACCCTACAAGCCATTTACGATGCGGCGCGCTTGGGGTTGCGCGGCGACTCGATGGCCCTGGCTGCGGGCTTGTTGCCGGTGGAGTACCGGCGACTCACGCAGCTTGACCCAATAGCCCAAATGGCCGAAGAGAAGGGACGCGCTGATGGCGAAGCGGAAGCCGCAGGGCAGTTACGTGACGCGGCGCGTAATGGGGACGCTAAGGCGGCGCTGGCGCTTCTTACTCACGTGCACGGCTGGGTGGCGAAGCAACAAGTGCAGATCGACGTACAGCAACGCATCAGCATTACCGCCGCACTGCAAGAGGCGGAATCTCGCGTCATCCAGGGCCGACTACTGCAGGCTGAATCGCCTGCACTGACCCAAACCGTGGTAACCGACACGCATGCAAACGCCGATCTATAAGCCCGAAGACGAACAGGCGCTAATGGCGAAACTCTGGTCGGCCTCCGTCAAGGACGACCCAGAAGCCTTCGTGCTATTCGTATTCCCTTGGGGTCAGAAGCACACCCCGCTCGAACACTTCAAGGGTCCGCGTAAGTGGCAGCGTAATGTGCTGCGGCAGGTCAAAGCGCATATCGCTAAACAGAAAGACATCTCGTCCTACGAAGTCCTGCGCATGGCTACGGCCTCGGGACGCGGTATCGGTAAGTCCGCGCTTGTCTCTTGGCTCATCCTGTGGATGCTTTCCACCCGGATCGGCTCTACGACGATTGTGTCGGCGAACT